TAAAAGATGAAATAGTGGAACCTATTGTCGTCTTAGAAAAAACACAAGAGTCTTTAAAAGATGAAATAGTGGAACCTATTGTCGTCTTAGAAAAAACACAAGAGTCTTTAAAAGATGAAATAGTGGAACCTATTGTCGTCTTAGAACAAACAAAAGAATCTGTAAAAGATGAAATAGTGGAACCTATTGTCGTCTTAGAAAAAACACAAGAATCTGTAAATGATGAAATAGTGGTTAAACCTATTGTCGTCTTAGAAAATACACAAGAATCTGTAAAAGATGAAATAGTGGAACCTATTGTCGTCTTAGAAAAAACACAAGAGTCTTTAAAAGATGAAATAGTGGAACCTATTGTCGTCTTAGAAAATACACAAGAATCTGTAAAAGATGAAATAGTGGTTAGACCTATTGTCGTCTTAGAAAAAACACAAGAATCTGTAAATGATGAAATAGTGGAACCTATTGTCGTCTTAGAAAATACACAAGAATCTGTAAAAGATGAAATAGTGGTTAGACCTATTGTCGTCTTAGAAAATACACAAGAATCTTTAAATGATGATGATGATGATGATGATGATGAAATTGTAATGAATACTAACGAAGATATTAAAGTAATACGTATAAACAAATCTTTTTTTTAAGATATAAAACACTAAATGTATTATGTATATTCATTATGTATAGCTTTAATAATTTTTATAATTATTAGTAGCTTTGAAAAAAAACAAACAATTACTGTTAAAGATTTATTAACATTTATAATTTTATATAGTATCGTTACTTTTGCCTTTTATTATATATATTCTGCTATGGATAAAACAACTACACCAATTGAATCACCACCTTCGTATATTCCCGAAACTATACAAACTGGATTTAATATTGTTTCTTCTTAACCGTAATCTTACAAGCATTTTTACTATTTTTTATTATAACATTAGGATCATATTGTTCATCTTCTTCTTTTTCATCATCATAATTACTTAATTTTTCTTTTTCATCTTGTATTGATTGCATATCCCATAAAGCAGAATCACATAACTTAAAACTTTTATTTGGATCTGCTTTATACCAAAAAACTTGATCTTCTAATCTTGATCCAGATGCTCTATTATCTATTACTAAACATCCATAATCTTGTGTAACTTGTTCTAATACTTGTTCAAATACTTGCAAACTAGGAAACATTCCAGCATAATGATCATATAGCCTTTCTTTATTTTTTTTTATATTTTCTTTAAAAATAAAAACATAATCAATATTTGTTCTTAAAGCAGGACTTATACCCATAGGAAATTGCATTGTTAATAAAAATAATATTTTATAATGTCTTCCATTCATAAATATTTTACGTATATTTGCATCATTTGTCCAAGTTTTATCATACATTGCATCGTCCATTACTAAAAAAGATCTAGGATCTATAGACGTATGCCCATAATTTTCTAATTCTTTTTTATATTTGCCTGATATCTTTTGTTGCCTTTGAACATATTTATTTATCAATTCAGGAGAATATTCATCGTGTATTAATAATTTTGGTATAAAATGTTGAAAATATGAATTGGCGTGTTCTGTTGGCGATATTACCATTCCAATAGGAATATTTGTATGATATGATAATATATCCTTAATACATACACTTTTACCTCTATTACGTGCGGCTATAGCAACAATAACAGAATCATCTTTTATTTTTTTTGGATCAAATTTTTTTAATTCTAATCTAAATGAAGGTTTATTACCTGATTTCATTTAATCTTATGTTATACATTTTTAACTTCATCCTTTCGCACTTAACCAAGGATCTTCTTTATCATTAATAACATCGCTTATTTGTTCAACAGATTGGTCTTCTTCTTTTATTGATTTTATGGCATCAGTTCTACGACTATCAAATACTATATCTTTATTATCTTTATTTTCTTTGTAATGTTTCATAAGAGTATTAAGTTCTGATTCTGAATATTCTTGATTTTCTACATTAGTTGCTATATGGCTTTCATAAGGCAACCAACAACCTACTTGTGCTACATATATATGAAAATAAGGATCTGTTTTTTTTAATTTTTCGCATCTTGCTTTAGCTAATTCTACAGTATCATATACACCTCTTACCTTAATACCTCTTACAGATGTTTTAAAATTATTTTCACTATGAAACTCTTTTTCAATTTCATCTGAGTTAGTATTTTTAAAAAATGCTAATTGTTCATTCATATCATTATTATCAAAAATATATTTATGATTATCTTTAATACCCATAATTATATCTTTGTTGTCTGGAAACTTATCAACTAAATTATCTAATAAGTCTGTCATATCTTTTGAAAACTTTTCCGTAAATTTAGAAAAGTAATACGCATCTTTGTTTTTAATTACGTCTTCGGGATTTAAAAAAGATACACATACAAAATTTTGATTTCTTAAAGGTTCATCTTCATCCAAATAATCTACTTTTGTTTCAGACATTTTAAATTGATTTTAAAATATATCTTTATATATAATAAAATGTATGACGTAGATATTAATGAACTGGTTTTAAAAGCCTTAAAATACCTGTTCCAAGGTCTTATGATAGCTATTGTAGCTTATTTACTTGATATGATTGGACCTAATAAACTTAATACTTGGGAAATTGCTATATTGTCAGCAACGGCTGCCTGTATATTTGCTATATTAGATATCTTAAGCCCTACTTATACACAATCGGCACAACAAGGTATAGGTTTAGCAACAGGCTTTAAACTTATGAGATTTCCTTATTAAAAAATTATATATAAACAAAAAATAAAATAACAAAAGCATAATGTTAAATAATTTAATTGAAAATGCTATAAGATCTAAAGGAGCACATTATGATTTAGCCGCAATCATTCATTATTTTTATAAAGACGAATATAAGGTGGTAAATGATAAGTGGTTTAAAAGTGTTAATACTGAAATAAAATGGCAAGAAATGGAAGCACCTAATGATTTATATATTAATATTAGTCGTAAGATTTTTGATGTGTTAATGGAGGAATACGATAAACTATATCAACAAAGTAAAATAGCCGATACACTTGATATGTCGGATTTATATAAAGAAAAAGCTAGAAAATTACAACGAATTGCTAATAATTGTAAAATGGTTAATTATAAAAATAGCTTAATACGTGAATGCAAACCTTTATTTACTGTTGATGAATTATAGTTTCTAGTATTGTTTTAATATCAACATCTTCTGTATTAATTGTTAAATCAGCATTTAATTTATCAATATTACATTCAGATATATGTTCTAGTCTTTCAAGGTGTTCGTGTGCTTTATCCTTATAAAGATCTTCAATTCTTTTTATCTGTTGATTTTTATCAATTACCAGTTTTATTATATAATAATTATTTTTCTTAAGATACTTATATTCATTTTCGAATCTTAAATCATCTATTACAATGTGAGTTTTATCTTTTATTTCTTTATTTAATTGTTTGATCCAAATATTATTATCTATTTCTTTCATCTTTTCTGCAAAATCTTGAATTAGC